TGCTGCCGTAATGGTGTTGGTTGCGTTTGTGGTTGCCGCTGTGTAGGTTGTGGTTTCCTTCGCAAACGCAGGAGACAGGCTCAGGCTGCCAATCTTCAAGTCAGACAGCGTTGCATCATTGGAGGCGGTCGCCGCTTCCACCTGCTCCACCTTATAGGTCAGGGGCTTGAGGTCTGTAATATCCAGATACAGGAAAGCGTTGTTATCCATCGGGAAACCGTTTGCATACAGCTTCACCAGATAAACCCTGTTATCCTCCAGGAACTGATACTGGTCGGAATAATCAATCTTCCCCTCCTTGCTCATGCCTGCCGCCGCAAAGTATTTCTTACCCAGACCCAGAACCGCCTCTCCACGGCTCAGTGCCGCAGACTGGATAATTGTCATGGGATAAGGCACAACATCATTGCGATAGGTGCCATCAGGAGCCATTACCGTTGTTGCGGGCATCACCCTCTGGAAATAATCCTGCGGATTGACAATCAGAATGACATTCTCCACCGCTCTTGCCTTCCCATTGGGATCCGCCGCAATCAGAGAAATCAGATTGCCGACCGTTTTCACGGAAAGGTCATTTACCTTGATTTTCTCCTTTG